CTACCATTATTCACCTCAGCAAGAAAAAGGAAAAAGACGGAACTGAAATCGTCGGAAACCTTATCAAGGCAAAGACTGCTAAGTCACGTTTAAGCAAGGAGAACCAAGATGTTACGGTACGTCTGTTTTACGATGAGCGTGGTCTTGATCGTTATTACGGTCTTCTTGAACTCGGTGAACTGGGCGGTCTCTGGAAGAATGTCGCAGGACGCTATGAAATCGACGGCAAAAAAGTCTATGCTAAAGCTATACTCAAAGACCCCGAGCAGTATTTCACTCCAGAAGTAATGCAGCAACTTGATGCTGCCGCGAAACAATACTATTCTTATGGAACGAATTGAGACTACTATTCTCAGAAACCTTGTATACAATGAAGAATATTCTAGGAAGGTAATTCCTTTTATTGAACCAGACTATTTCGAGAATAGAACTGAAAAAGTTGTTTTCGAAGAAATTACTCAATTCATTGTGAAATACGGTGCTGCGATTACAACCGAAGCACTGAGAATTGAGTTGGAGAATAGAACAGATCTTACGGAGAGTGAGGTTAAAGAATCAAGAGAACTTACCAGTTCTTTTGATGACTCTCCTGTTGATAAACAGTGGTTATTGGACACTACTGAAAAGTGGTGTAGAGACCGTGCCATTTATTTGGCACTCATGGAGTCTATTCATATTGCCGATGGTAATGATGAAAAGAAAAATCGTGATGCTATTCCTTCTATTCTCTCCGATGCTCTTGCAGTATCCTTTGACAACCACATTGGACACAATTACTTAGAAGATTACAAAGAACGATATGAGTCCTACCATCGCAAGGAAGACCGTATTCCGTTTGACCTTGAGTATTTTAACAAGATTACGAAAGGTGGTCTTCCTAACAAGACTCTTAATGTCGCTCTTGCTGGGACAGGTGTTGGTAAGTCTCTTTTCATGTGTCATATGGCTAGCTCCTGTTTGCTTAACGGACGTAATGTGCTTTACATTACAATGGAGATGGCAGAGGAGAAAATTGCTGAACGTATTGATGCAAACCTTCTAAATGTTCCTATTCAAGACCTTACTGACCTTCCTAGAACTTCCTTTGAAAACAAAGTAACGAATCTTTCTAAAAAGACTCAAGGTCAACTTATAATTAAAGAGTACCCGACAGCATCGGCACATAGTGGACACTTTAAAGCACTTCTTAATGAACTTGCACTTAAGAAGTCATTTAGACCTGATATTATTTTCATTGATTACCTTAATATATGTGCTTCCTCCCGCTATAGGCAGAACGGCTCTATCAATTCATATAGCTATATTAAATCTATTGCAGAGGAGCTTAGAGGGTTGGCTGTCGAAGCCGAGGTCCCTATCGTATCTGCCACCCAGACCACTCGTTCTGGTTATGGCAGCAGTGACGTTGACCTTACTGACACTTCTGAGTCCTTTGGTCTCCCTGCTACTGCTGATCTTATGTTTGCCCTTATTAGCACTGAGGAACTTGAACAACTTGGTCAGATAATGGTGAAGCAGTTGAAGAATCGTTATAACGATCTGTCCGTTTACAAGCGTTTCATTGTTGGCATTGACCGTGCCAAGATGAGACTTTATGATTGTGAACAGTCTGCTCAGAATGATATTCTTGACTCTGGGCAAGAAGAGGAGTATAATTATGAAGAAGCAAAACCCAAAAAATCATTCGACGGATTTAAATTTTAAACTATGACTAAACAAGTTGATTTTGAACGTTATCAAAAATTTGTTGATGCGGTTACTAGCGACGCCTCTACTGATTTTGTCGCACTTTCCGACCGCCTTGTTACCCTTGATGAGAAGGGTGCCAATATTGAGCGACTACTTACTGCGGGTGTTGGTATTAATGCTGAAGGTGGGGAGTTTCTTGAAATCATCAAGAAAATGGTTTTCCAAGGAAAACCTTGGGACGACCATAATCGTGAGCACCTTATTATTGAACTCGGTGATCTTATGTGGTACGTTGCTCAAGCCTGCATGGCACTCGGTGTTTCCTTCGACGATGTAATCGCTCGTAATGTAACCAAACTGGAAAAACGCTATCCTGGTGGTTCTTTCGACGTTTATTACTCTGAAAATCGACAGGAGGGAGACCTATGAGTAAAACTAAACTTGTAACCATTAAGATGGACGCTCGCCAAGCAGCGGCAGTTCGTCAAGTTCTTTTTGAATCACAAAAGGGTTATACTTATGACCCAACTTGTGTTCCTGAACGAGTTGTCGATATTCGTGATGTGATTCGTGATATTGACGACAATATTGGTGCTGTTCTTGGAGTTGAATGAAAAAACTAATTCGTAAGTATTTTAAACTTGCAGCAAAAATACCAGAGAGGCACTATTGGCCTCTCTTTATTTTCCTCTCACTTTACTTTGTTGTTCCATATAGTGAGTTTGTAGTTACTCTTCTAGCACTTGGATATTTTAAGTTTGAGCAGTCTTATCGCAATCTTTTTGCTAAAGTCATATCACCTCTACCTGATGTAATCAAGTATGGTGGTTCAATCATCTTTTTCCTAGTAATGCTAGATGACACTCTATTCTATGCTATTATCATTCTTGCCGCACTGTGGACAAGTAAAGGAGTTAAAAAACTAGAAAAAAATGTACACGATTCTTAACTACTTGACAGCATTCTGGACAGTTGTTATAATGAACTGTATTCAACCCGTTAACTGGAAATACTGTTATCGGGTTGATCAGTGGTTAATTCCAGACCTTCAGGAGGGATGGAAACATTACACTGGTGAGACTGTTCCCTATCAAACCGAAAAGGACTATCTCAAACAAATAGACGACTAGGAAAGGTGGTCGAGTGGTTGATGGCTCTGGTCTTGAAAACCAGCGATGTGAAAGCATCCGTGGGTTCGAATCCCACCCTTTCCGCTCTCGGGGAATTAACTCAGTTGGTAGAGTATCTGCTTTGCAAGCAGGCTGTCAGCGGTTCGAGTCCGCTATTCTCCATTCGCGAATAGCGAATACTGCTCATGTGGCGGAATTGGTAGACGCGCTGGGTTTAGGTTCCAGTAGATTTATCTGTGGAGGTTCAAGTCCTCTCATGAGCACTAAATAAAAATAAAAAATGCCACAGTTTAACGAAACTCTTGCATTAAACCAGGCACTTATGGCAATTCAAAGTGCAAAAGAAGTTGATGATGTATCCGTTAAAAAGGCATCGGCAACGCTAGTAACCTATACTATCAAATCAAAAGATAGGTTGACTACACGAGAGGGAGTAAGGAGTCAACTTTTATCTGCTGGATTTCCAAAGAACAAGGTTATTCAAAAACTGGTTTCGAGTGAATCCTCAATGGAGATCATAGAAACAAAACCAGGAAGAACCAACTATCGTTTTGTATTTAAACCCACCAGAGGTGGAATGTCACAAACGACATTGAATGCTTCGATTACAGAACTATTTCCTTGTATTGCATTTATTACTGGAATCAAATCAAGATCGGTAAAAAATAATAAGGATTTTTACAATAAAATTATTGCCAATAATAATCCATCACTGCCTTGTTATGTAAATGCTAGGGATGCCGCCGCAGGAAAGGAATTCATTGAAAAAGCGGAGAATGGTAAATTTGATGAAAAAGTTAAAAATGCCCTCAACGTTTTAAGGTGGATTGAAGGTGTAAACAGAAAACATCCAATCACAAATGTCTTTTGGGGATACAGAGCAAAACCAAAAGGTGTTAGATCAAATCATCCAGGTGATATTTTCCTTCAATTTACAAATGGACAAATGCTTGGTGTGAGTTTAAAGGCAGGTGGGGCAACCACTGATGAACCAAAACTCAATACTTATGTAAAACCCATTTATGATTTTTATGGTAAAAGTAGAGAATATGAAGCATTAAGAGATAAACTTTGGCCACAGTACATGCAAGTATCTGGTGTGACCGAAGATGATAAGAAGAGGTGGGGGACCAAAGCACTTGCAATGAAAACATATGAATTTGAGAAAACTAATCCAACCGCATATGATGCTCTTTATGATCAGAATTTGGCAATTATTAAACAGGAACTTGCCAATCTTTTGAATAGTGATATGCAAAAAACGAAGAGATGGTTACTTGAAAACTTGACCAATCAAGATCGTGAGGTTCCATTGGTGGTTGTTAAAGCAACTCAAGTAACTGCTAGAAGAGACAAGTCAAGTGATGTCTTAACTGAAGCACTGGCATCTGTGAGTAGTATAATGGCATCACCAACTCCAAAGAGTGGTTCTTCAAAACAGGGTTGGTTTATTAGATTGAGTGATGGTTCTAGACTAGAACTTGATTTTACAACTAGAACTAATAAGGTTGGTGCAATGCATAAAATGGGGCAGTTTTCAAATCTTGCCGTTAAATTTAATAAAGTTAAAAAAGTATGAATCACCTTATTATTGAGTTACTTAAATCTTTTGAACCCAGTTCGAAAAAAGAACTTCAAAAGTATGATGAATTTTTAATGCATGTTTATACTGTATATGGAAGAAGGATGACTTTCTGTCGCTCTGAAAAGATAAAGAATAAATATATAAAGGAAAGAGACGGTATTTTAGAATACGCTGTCAAAAATAAGCAAGCAATACTGAAGCAACTTAGTAAATGAAAAGTTTTTTCCAATTCCTAAAAGAATCCACCGCCGTACAGCAAGCGACTAGAATGGGTTTGACTGGGGATGGTCACGGTGGGTGGTATGATAAGAATGGTGAGTTCGTTGCTAAAACTGAAAAGGGTCAACTAAAGTTTTATAATAAGCGTCAGAGAGTTGGGAAGCAAGACCCACCACAAACTGACAAAGAGAAAAATCTTTCTACACCTTCACAGGAACCAGCGCCACAACAGCAGGAACCAGCAGCAGAGAAACCACCAATGGTTCCCCCTGAAGTTGAGAAAACTAAAGGAACACTGACCGTTGCTTTTGGTAGATTTAATCCTCCAACCACGGGGCACGAAAAACTTTTGGATACCGTCGCCAAATCTTCTGATGATGGTGACTATATTATTGTACCTTCCAGAAGTCAGGACAAGAAAAAGAATCCACTAGATGCCGATACTAAAGTCTCTATTATGAGGCAGATGTTTCCTGGTCATAGTGAAAGAATTGTTAATGATCCAGCAAATCGCACCATCTTTGATGTGCTCAAAAAAGCACATATGGATGGATATGCTGGTGTAAGAATCATTGGTGGTGGAGATCGTGTTAAAGAGTTTGAAAAACTATCTGGAGATTACAATGGAAAACTCTATCAATTTGATAATGTAGAAGTTCGTTCCGCAGGTGACAGAGATCCAGATGGTGATGATATCTCTGGTATGTCTGCATCAAAGCAAAGAAAGGCAGCAGCAGAAGGAGACTTTGCAGCATTCCGTAAGGGTGTTCCTTCATCAATGAATAGTAAGCAGGCAAGAGAACTTTATAATACTCTTCGTGCCGCAATGCAAATCAAAGAAGGTTGGAGTCTTTGGGAGATTGCACCCAAGTTTGATTGGAAAAATCTTCGTGAGAATTATATTCAAGAGAAGATTTATAAAGTCGGACAGATGGTAGAAAATGTAAATACTGGATTAGTCGGTAAAATTATTCGTCGTGGAACTAACTATCTTATTTGTGTAACAGAAGATAAGATTATGTTTAAATCTTGGATCAAGGATGTGTCCGAAGCAGTTACAAATACCAATACACCATCGGGTGTTCCTGCGGATCAAAGACTTGTTGGAACCGATGCATTTAGAAAATATGTTGAGACAATGGTTCCCGGAAGTAGTTGGGGAAGACAATTCATAAATAAGTATAGAAAAAAGTAAGTATTAAGAATTCTTCCAATGAATAACGAAGTCTTTGAAGAAGTCCAGGGTGCCGAAGGTGGTGCAAAGGCAAAACTTGAGAAGCAGGCACGTCAACTTGCCTATGATACCAAGTACAAAGTAAAGCAGGCACTTGCTGCAAAGAGTGGTGGAAAGGCAGACCCTGCTACTGTGTCAAAAATGTATATGGCACAACTTTCCAAGTCACCTGCACCCCCAGCAGTAAAGGCACTTGCGAAGAAGAAACTTCTTGGTGAAGAGTATGTTGATGTCAGAGAGTTTGCTGTAGAATCAGTTTCTAGTGCTATTCTAAAAGTTTTCGTAGAAAACAAGGAAGAAGTAATTGAAGAGGAAGAGAAAAAAACCAAGAGTGGTGAGGCAAAATTTCATATCAAAGTAACAGATAAGAAGACTGGCAACTCATATCATCGTTATGCAACTCGTGCAAAGATTGCAGAACTTCGTGCCAATCCAAACATCGCAACTGTTGAGATGTCTCATCAGGGTGAGGCAGGAACCAAGAAGGCAAGAAAAGATTATGATGGTGATGGTAAAGTAGAGTCATCTTCTAAGGAGCACGCTGGCGCAGTTCATAATGCAATTCAGCGCAAGAAGGGTGGAGTTCCTGATGGAAAAGATACTCGTAAGGAAGAAGTTGAAGTTATTGATGAAGACTCACGTCGCACCAGTAACAAGCAGCAAACTGAGCGTGTAAGATCTAATATCAAGTCTTTTGGAAGTAACTATACTCCTCCTAATAACTGGGATCCCGATGCTAATCGCGGCAAAGGAGAAGTTGTTACTCGTAAACAGATGGAGAAGAAGCGTCGTAAGTCACTTCGCCAAGAAGAAGTTGAAGTTGTTGATGAGTCTGGATATTTTCCAACTCCAGAATCTCAGAGAGCAGATGAAAAAAAGCATAATTTGAGTAAAGATGCACTTCCAGGTCGTCACAAACCACAACAAAAACCAACCCCACAAATCTCAAGACCACAGCAACTTAATCAATCTCATAAACTAAGTGGTGAACTTCTTGAAGCAGAAGAGTCCAAAATTGGTGGTGGAAACCTAAAAAAGTTGGCAGCAAAGGCAACAAAAAGAATTGATGCCGATGTTGATGGTGACGTAGACACCAACGACCCAAAAGCAACTGAAATGGGTGAATTCATCCCATCACCCGATGGTAAAAAAAAGATCAAACCAATCGTTCAGAAAGAAGATTATCTGTCTGATTGGAGATCTGAACTTTTGGAAACTAAAGATGAGGATGATGAAAAGCAAATTGATGTACTGAAGAAGAAAAAGAATAAAGTTAAGATTATGCCAGATCTTGGTGAAGAGTGTGGTGTATGTGATAAGTGTGGTAAATCACCATGCGAATGTTCAAAAAAAGAAGGTGAAGAAGATCCTCGTGGCATGAAGACCAAGGCAAACTTGGTTAGAAACAAGTTGAGGGCAATGGGTCTCAAGATGTCTCATGTTCCTGAGGGTGAACTCATTGAAGCAAAGGATGAAAAAGATGAAAAAGATGAACGGGAAAAAGAACAGAAGACTGCAGAAAAGGGTCAAAAACAAACTCTAAAAAATATCAAAAAGATCACTGGCAAAAAACAAAGACTTGATAAAGAGAAGTATAATCTTCAAAGAAAGGGTGAACTTCCACTCAACATGAGTAATGAACTTGAAGGTGAACAGATTGATGAGGGTATTCCACTTGCATTAGGTGCGGGTGCAATTGCTGCTGGTCTTGCTGGTTGGAAAGCATATCAAGGTATGAAGACTGCGGATAAGTTTAAGAAAGATGCGGAGCAAGGGAAGGGTCTTGCTGGTAAGATTAGACAGCGTTCACAAATGTTAAATCAGGAAACTGAAGTTGAAGGTGAGGATCTCCAAGAAAAACCAGGTGATGGATATCTTGGACCAACTGTTAAGGTTGGTGGGAAGGCATATGGCATTCCAAATCCTATTCGCATTGCACAAGATGCTCATGATACTGCCAATAGAACAAATCAAAGAAAAGTAGATGCAGTTAAAGCTCATGGCGGAACCGCATCGATGCCTCCATATAAAAATTATAACCGTCAAAATAGTACTGCTAGTCAGAATCTTTTTGGATTCCAAAAGCAATCATTTGAACCAGAAGGTGAGATGGTTTCAGAAATGGATTTAAAAAAATTGAAAAATCCTGGTGCTGCTCTTGGAAGAGCAATTGATCGTGTTTTTGTTCCTCCAGTTGCTGATGGAACTCTTAAGGGTAAACCAAATTCAAAGAAAGTTACTGAGGAAAAAAAACCAGAAAGTGAGACTATTGAAGAACGCACCCGTTATGCCAAGGAGACTGGAAAGGATCCACAAACTGGCAAAGAGTCGAAGAAAGGTGGCACTCTAGGTGGTGATGATACTCACTCTAAAGTGATGCGTCATATGCAGGGTAGTTTGAGAAAGTCTGGTGGCATGATGTCCTCCAGAAAGAAACCAATCCAACCTCAGGGTAAGAAAAAAGAAAAAGGTGCGAAAGGTTACCAGGGACCAACTCCAGTTGATAAGATCAGAGGTAAACTTGCAAGAAAGAGAGCACCCAAGCCTGATATTGGATCACGCTTTGATTGAGGATAAAAAATGCCAGCGAAATCCAAAGCACAACAAAGGTTCTTCGGGATGGTTAGGGCAGCTCAGAAGGGGGAAATGGAAAACCCCTCACCTGAGGTTGCCCAAGCTGCTTCTTCCATGTCCAAGTCCGACGTGAAGAAGTTTGCAAAAACTAAGCACAAGGGACTTCCAGAAAAGAAATCTTTTAAAGATTTTACTGTTGATACAGAGAAAGCAAAAAATAAGAAGTAATTTGCTATATATTGATAGACCATTTGGTATAAAATCATGCTTGCATTTTTACTCCCACTCGCTTCGAAGGTAATTACCGATGCCGTTGCCAAAATTCCAGAAAATGAAGAACTCGGTGAGAAACTGGTTGAGATCTGTCTTGTTATCCTTGGTAAAGCGGTTAAGTTAACTAAAACCGATATGGACGACCAACTTCTTGAAGTAGTAACCAAGGCAATCAAATCTCGCGAAGAGTGAGTTTTATAAATATCTTTATAAAAGAATTTTATACAGGTAAGGAACATGGCTCTTTGGGGCAAAAAAGATCTAGTTGGAAATGCGGGGTCAGTCACTATTGATCTCAGTACAGAAGTAATCACTGGAAGTGGTACTACATTTGCTACCTCTGGGTTTGAAGTATCTGCGGGTGATGTTATTGTTGTTGGTACTGGTGCAACTTACGGTCACGCCGTAATTGCCTCTGTTGATAGTGACACGAGTGCTTCTGTTGCTACTACTCAATATCTGATTCCAGACGGTGCAAATGGAATTCCTCTTGGAACACCATATTTTGTAACTCAACAACCAGTATCTTCTATCGAAGATCAAAACTACCAAGCACCAGATGCTAAGTCGAATAGAACTTCTAGCGTATTTGGTGTAGATGCAACTGAGGTTGGCATTGCTACTGCAACAACGGTTGCTGGTAAAGCAGGTGCATATTCAGTTGCACATGCTGGTTGGGTTGGTGTTACAACATACGTTGATGGGCACGGTAACTTGAGAGTTAAATCCGAAGTTCTAGTCGCTGGCAACTTCATTACTGGAGATGCTGATGATGACGCAAGATTCCCAGATAGCTGATAATATGGTATGAAGTTTGATGATTTGAATGAAGATAACTATTTGTTATTTGCCATAAAATTCTATAATAATCCACAAGCAGTCACTAAAGATGACTTTGAGGACGATTTGAAAAGAATTAAGTACGTCAAACGTTTATTAAAAAGATATAAAAATACTGGCGTACTTAAAACACATTTAATATTAAATCATATTATTGTATTGTTTAACGTTTTCAATGAAGCAACAGTTCCTTTACTGTTTTATAATTTAGAAGAAGATCTTTGGCCAGCAATCAAAAGTTTTTTGGTATATTTGAAAAGGATACCAGAGTATCCAAAAACACATGTTCATGGAATTCCTGAAGATGATTATTGTATAAAAGAACTAAACTCTATCTAATGGACCTTAATAGAATTATTGATATCATTCACACTCTAAAAGAAGAGGGTGAAGTTTCAGTGCCAACTAATAATGCCTCTAGTGGAGCGATTGCTGGTCTGCCCCCAGATCAACCACCAGTATATAAGAAAAAGAAGAAAAAATATTCGGATTTGCCGACCATAATTGGTAGAGGCAAGTTCCCTGGTGCCAGAGCACGTTGGAGAAAGGGAGTCTGATAATGTTCTCTCAAGGTTCTAAAGTAGCGGTTCTTGAATCGAAACTTGATATGTATGAGGACCTATCCCGCGAAATGCTGGCGAAGTTAGAAGCGGCAGTAGAAAAAATATCAGAAGGAAATAATCGTATTGCTCAAATTCTCACGAAGCACGATGAAAGAATTGAGCAAACTATGAAGACTGATTCACTCATCATTAAGATGATTGATGAGTTAAAAGCAGAAAGTGAAAAGGACCATAAGGTCATTCACGATAGAATTGATAAATTACAGGTAGAAATAAAAGCATTCTCAAAGTTCCGTTGGCAAGTTGGTGGAGTGCTAGTAGTGGCAGCACTTCTCATTGGTGCGGGTAGCAGATTGGCACCATTCTTCTTGACTTCACCCCAACCCGCTGCTACAATAGAAAGACAGTAAAGACCTTTTGTAATGGATTTGGTTGATTCCAAGTATATTGGATTAGTATCTTCGCGTCTGCAAAAATTCAAAAAGGTCAAAGCGGACCTCTATAACTTCCGTTGTCCTATCTGTGGTGATTCCCAGAAGAACAAGAACAAGACGCGGGGGTATTTTTATGTCGTGAAGAATAATACAAACTTCAAGTGCCATAATTGTGGTTCTAGTTTATCTCTGAATAATTTTCTCAAAAAGATTGATACCACTCTCTATAAGCAGTACACTCTTGAGAAGTTTAAGGAAGGACACACAGGTAAGAACTTTGTTGTGGATGAACCTAAACTAGAATTCAAAAAACCAACTTTTAAGAAAAAACTTAATCTACCAAAAGCATCCGAAAATAATTTTGCAAGGGACTATCTAATCAAACGTAAACTTGATCCAAATAAGTTTTACTATGCTGATAAGTTCATGGAGTGGACGAACTCACAAAAACAAATGTTTGATAGTATCGTCAAAGACGAACCAAGAATTGTTATTCCACTTTATGATGAGTTCAAAACTTTGATCGGATTTCAGGGCAGAGCACTCACATCATCTTTCACTAAATACATCACCATTATGTTAGATGATGATGCTCCGAAGATCTACGGACTCGATGAAATTGACAAATCAGAACCAATCTACATTGTCGAAGGACCGTTCGATTCCACGTTCGTGGAAAACGCTGTTGCTATGTGCGGGTCCGATGTTGATATTCGGTCGTTTGGTTGGAGCGATTATATTTGGGTTCTTGATAATGAACCACGTAACCGAGAAATCACCAACAGAATTGCCAAACTCATCGATAGAGGAGAAAAGGTAGTAATCTGGCCAAGCAACATTGTGGAGAAAGACATCAATGATATGGTTCTCTCTGGACATGATGTTATGTCTATGTTAAAATTAAATACCCATTCTGGTTTAGAAGCAAAAGTTAAATTCAACACTTGGAAAAAAATATGAGTAACGGAACGAAAGTTGTAAAGAGAAATGGTAAAACAGAACCTCTTGATTTAAATAAACTCCATGTTATGGTGGAAGAGGCATGTAAAGACCTTGCTGGTGTATCTGCAAGTCAGGTTGAAATGCAATCTGGTATTCAGTTTTATGATGGAATTACCACTGGCGAAATTCAAGAAATTTTGATTCGTTCTGCATCAGATTTGATTGATTTGGACCACCCCAATTACCAATTTGTTGCCGCACGTCTTCTTCTCTTTGCCCTTCGCAAGCAACTTTTTGGTAGGATGCACGAAAATCCTTCCGTTAAGAGTCACGTTGAAAAATGTGTTGAGCGTGGAGTATATGATCCTGAAATTCTAAATCTTTATACGGACGAAGAATTTGATAAACTACAATCGTATATCGATCATAGTCGTGACTATCTGTTCACCTATGCTGGTCTCCGCCAGGTAGTGGACAAGTATTTGGTTCAAGATCGTAGCACTGGTGCTCTTTATGAAACACCACAGTTCATGTACCTTTTGATTGCCGCGACTATCTTTTCAAAGTATCCTAAGGAAACACGTTTAGACTACGTTAAGAAGTACTATGACGCAATCTCAAAACACAAAATCAACATTCCCACACCTATCATGGCGGGAGTGCGAACTCCACTTCGACAATATGCTAGCTGTGTCCTTGTTGATGTTGATGACACCCTCGATAGTATCTTTACTAGCGATATGGCTATTGGCAGATACGTTGCACAAAGGGCGGGAATCGGTATCAACGCAGGTCGCATCCGTGGCATCAACAGCAAAATCAGGGGCGGCGAAGTTCAGCACACAGGCGTTGTACCATTTCTCAAAAAGTTTGAGTCAACTGTCC